CCGCCATTACGCATCGCTGTTGAACTAGGTGCTGTTGAACCAGACATGACTTTATTTAGGCGATCTTTTTCTGCGCCTTCACTAGCAAGCCTATTTGCAGCTTTGTTAGCTTCTTTTTTTTCTCTTTTTTTGTTCAAGTAAGCAGGAAGAGCACCCATATACTTGGATATCCCCTTACCCTCAATCATTGACGCTAGTGGCGATATATCTGTTAAATTTAAACCCATTACGGCCTCCTAAGTTTTTGCTTTTTTTTATTAACCCGCTTCTTTTTAGCGGGAGCATCTTTTATTTGCTTAGACTCTTGCGCTCTACTAATGGGCATTAGTCTCTCCCAAACTTTTGTTTTTGAGACTTAGGGGGGCTTTTAGTGCTGCCGCCTTTCCCACTCCAAAATACTCGGTTTGACCAGTATGCCGCAGAAGTCTTTCCTTTTGCGATGTTTTTGCCATGACGAGCCTTAAAACTTTTACGCGCCTCTGCGCTGTAATTGTGACCCATCTTCTGGTCACCAAAGCGGATCAGCTTTACTTTCTCGCCATCTCTAACGGCTACTACAGCTTTCTTTGTGGCGTGGCTTGGAGTTCTTTTAGGCTTGTTTAATCCAGTTAAACCAACCTTTTTTAGTCTATTCTTTTCTGCATCAGTTAAGCTCATTTTCTATGCCTTGCAGTCTTCTTGGCTATCTTTTTTGGCTGCGAACTATGCTGCTTACCCTTCTTCTTGTCAGCACGTTTCTTTTTTGTCGTAGCCGCATATTCTTTATCTGACAAGGACTTTATAGCCTTTTTGGGCAGATAACGCTCACCACTAGCTTTAGAGCCTTGAGTACTAGGCTTTCCGCTTTTAGTACCCCATTCCTGCTTAGTCCACTTCTTTAGGGACTTTTGAGGCTTCTTTAACGCCATTAGTCTTTATACCCGCCGCCAGCTTCTTTGTAACGCTTGGCTAACATTTGAGCTTTACGCGCTGACCATTGCCCTGGGCTACCGCCTTTGCCACTAGCCTTGATTTGGCTAAACAATTTTTTACGCAAGGTTGGCTTTGTGTAGTTGCCAGCCTTATTTACCGTAGACTTTTTCTTTTCAGCCATTGCTTACTTCCTAGCTCTATTCTTTGATCTAGACTCCACGCGAAGGTTTTTTGGCTTATTGTTGAGAGGATTGCCGTCCTTATGATGAACGTCTTTTTTGTCACCCTTCTTAACCGCCCCTTTAGCCTCCGCTGTACGTCGAGCGGCATTTCTGCCTGCTCTACGTTTTTTTTGCTCAGGCTTGGAGTGAAAGCTTTTGTATTCTTCTTTGTAGTTTCTAGCCATAACCGACTCTAGAAGTGTTTACGAACTTTCATAACTATGTTGTAAACATCGCCCGAACTGTGACCTACAGTAGTAAAAAGAATGTCGCCATTCTTGCCGCTACCCGCGTTGTTAGGGATGCCGGTAAAATCCGAAAAGTCTAAAGTGTCAGCCCAGTCAGCGTTTAACTGCCAAGCCAAAACGTTAGTGCTTGCGTTAAAAAATATCTTAACGCTCATACCTATAGTGCTGTAATAGATACTTTGAATAGAAACGGAAGTACAAGCAGCTTTAGTCATCGGATCTACCGATAAAGCAGAAACGTCAATTTTGGCTACTGCTGACTCGCCAGAGCCATCACTGACATTTGTAAACCTAAAAATAGCCGTATTGCCATCATCTTGAATTTTCTGAGTTGCTACCGCATCAGCCATACATTACCCCTAAATAGAGACAGGGGCGTTGCCGCCCCAATCAAATTGATTACGCGACTTGAACGTACTCGATGACAAAGGTAAACGATCCCGCCGTTGTAGCATCAACCGTGTTGGTAATGTTACAGAAGATGTTACGCGCTGCTGACGTATACTGAACAGAAGCTGGCGCTGTGGCTGCATCTTGAGTCTGAAGAATTAGTGCAGTAATCGTTACGTTACCTAAAACAACTGTTGTACCAGCATCCAAGATTTCGTCTGCCTGAGTCGCAACAATTTGTGCGCCAGAAGAAGATGTGCCAACTTCATAACCAATGTCACCACTTCCGATAACGGGAGCCGTAGCACAAAAGATTTTGATGTCAGTGATAATTGTATTTGCTGGCTGCGCGAACGTACCAATAGTAGGAGAGTCGCCTGCTGTAGAGTTTACTGTCACTCCAGTAACGAGAGCTACATGTTTTACAAACAAACTATCAACAGCCGCTGACAATGTTGTTGCGCCAGTTACAGCAAGAGTACCTGTTACAGCAAGAGTACCGCCAACGCTGGCGTTGTTGCTATAGGTAGAATTAGTAGTGACTTCACCTGTGTCAGCGTCTTTTGTGATGTCGTTGAAACCGTTTTCGGAACGGACTGCTCCGGTAAAAGTTGTATTCGCCATGAGTATCTCCTGTCGTGGCTAATGTCAGGTACGGGATGCACCTGTCAGGGATGAGTTTTTATACCACACAAAAAGAAAAGGGGCAACAAGTGCCCCCTTCTTATATAGCGTCTTACGCGCCGGGTGATCCGAAAATCCCTAGGGGATCAGATACGCCGAACGAATATCGCTCTCTAGCTTTATAGCGGCTGTTGCCCGTATCAAAGTCAGCATCCATAGATGTAGACATTGGAGAACGAACAAAGTGCTTTAGGCCATTTGGTATGTCAGTGGTAAAGAACCACGCATCAGTATCTGTTAGATAATGATTGATTGTGTAACCTTCTGGAATTGAACCGTTGTTACGGATCGCGTTCAGATCGTTATCAGCAGTGCCAACACGGCCTTCGGTTTCCAACAAACGAGTTGCAACGAATTGCAGGTTTGGTGGAATTACCAACTTACGAGGTCTAGCAGCAATCAACAAGCCACGCTCATCAGTCCAGCTAGAGACCTGAATAACGGCGGCTTCTAAAGAAGTCTCGTTAAGGTCAGCAGCAGTGCCGGGAGTGTTTGAGTTGGTGCCACCGTTAACTAACGGGTGAGCCGTGCTACATAGAGCTACACCATCGCCGTAAACATTAGTTCCACTGAACGCATTGTTCAATATGGAAGCAGCTTTTACTTGCTTGGTGTACGCCATAGCGCGTGCTAGAGCCTTGGTATAACGAGATGACAGTGAGTCATACAAGTTATCTTCAATCGCTTCCTCAGTGATTGAAAAGCCCATAGCCACGGTCTCGTGCGTGTATCTAGCTGTAAATGCTTCTTGCGCGTTATCATATTCGATAGCAGCGCCTTCACCTTTAACAGGTGCAGCAGAAAAGCCTGATAGCTTGGTTTCTTCTTCAAAAGAACGGTCAGAAGTCTCTGATTCAAAGATTTCTTTATGCTCTTCGCCGTACTTCGCGTACTCCATACCAAATAGAGCGTTAAGCCCCGGTAGGAGTTCCTTTAGCAGTTGTGCGCGTGAAATAGCCATTATTTAACTCCTGTTACGCTGTGCCGGTGGAAGCATAATACTCATGCTGACCGAAGTTAATTTTAACAATAGCCTCTGGATACTGTCGGAATACAAGCGTGGAGCTTGAAGCGAAAGCAGTAATAGGCGCTTGGTTGAGAACAACACTTGTTGCCCCAGCGGCAGCAGCCGTATCTACAAATGATCCAGAAGCAATAAAGTTACCATTAGAGTCTAAGGAACCCACATCAGTACCAACTACCAAAGCTTGTGGCAGAGCCGAACAAGTTACAGTAGCAGTAGAAATGGAGCCAAACGTAGACGTACCTAAAGACTTCTCTGTGTCTTCAAAAACTGAGAGCATACGAAGCGGTAAAGCTGCCGTAGTCGCAGGAGTATTGCTAGGAGACAGAAGTGCATTACTAGAATTACCAGTTGTAGTGTTACCTACAGTGTTAATCATAGCGATGTTCTGCCCAACCATTGCTTGTGCAACAGAAGCAATAACAGTAGTTGCAGAGCAAGCTGCTATCTTGAAACATAGATCAGGATCATCAGCAACAATACCCACAATATCACCGGCTGCTGTACTAGCAGGGTAATTTTGAGAGAATGTAAGCTGCTTGGTATTTGGATCTGTAAAGCTACAACCTACAAATACGCCGACAACGGTGCCAACTGTACCAGTAGTTACTGCTATACGTTCCAAGTTACCTCTAACAAGTGCTACTAAATCTCCATTGAAGATTCCAGTACCATAATTGTTAATAATTTTATACTGTCGGGTAGACCCGACGTACTTTTGCCCGCCAATTAGATTGACTGGCTTTAGCCCATAAGGGGCATCAATAGTTGGATAAGCCATGCTAACCTCTTAACATTTAAATTTATTTACCCTTGCCAAACGATACGCTTGTTTTACGTTCGTTAAACATGGGCATACGGGGGTCGTTTTCGCGCATGAGGTTGTTATCTACAGATTGCATCTGAGATTGAGTTTGAGCGTCGTAATAATCGGTTCGCTCTTCGACCATCTCTTTTGGAGCTTTACAAAGCATAAGGCCACCCATTACTACGTTTTCTGCAAAGCGTTCATTCTCTACATTAACCATAGTTATTTCTGGATGATCCACGGCTTTAACCGGCTCCCAACCTTCACGTAATTTTGAAGATACATTAGTAGCGTCAATTTGACCTTGCGTACTTACACGTACCCAACGAAACTCATACCCAGCTTGTTCATCAGGAGAAGGCAATACTTCAGCCCTTTTCCAATGCTTTTTGCGGGTAGAAGTGTCGCGTGTTTCGTGATCGCGCTTGATTCTATTGTCAGCCATTATCTATTCCTCATCTCTATTGCAACCTGTTTGGCGTATTCTTCGAGTGGGACTCCAAGTTTTTTTGCGATAGCTACCTGTGTTTGCGTTAGTGTGACCTTTTTAGGTGCTGTGCTCCGCGTAGCGGGGGCAACCACATTCGACTGTCGCTTAGACTTCGGTTCCTCGACTGTTAGATCCTCGAATTCTTCGGGGAATAATTTTCGCATACGAGCGTCAATAGTCTCGTAGTATTCATCACTTTGCGGGTTGACCCCGGTTTTTACTAGTTTTTGATGCAAACCAATAGCGTAGGCTGTCATCTCATCATCTTGTTGGAACCAAGTGTTGTCTAACGCCCACTTTTCTGCCCTTTCGTCTAGCTGGACAGTGGGTTCCACGTATTCTTGATTGTTTTGTACAGGAGTTTCTTCTTCCTGTAAAGCCGGTAATTTAAAGTTGTTTAACTTATCGGCTTTAATCTTAGCGTTAGTTATGCTTTCTTGTGCATCTACAACTCTATCTGCATCACCTGCTTCGTAAGCGTCCTTATATAGACGTTTTGCTTCATCAAGCTCTGACGTTGCACTTTTTTTAGCCTGCTCTAGTAACGCAGTTTGATTCTTGTTGACGTTACCTTTTAACTCTTTGTTTTCTTCAACTAGATTTTGGGCTACTCGTTCTAGCTCTTGTCGTTCGCGCTGTGCGGATTCTTTGGCTCTACGCTCATCGTGGTAGCCTTTGCTAAAGTGCTTAATCCGCTGCCTAACTTTTTCGGAGTAGCTTTCCAACTCTTCGTCGGTGACTTCAGACGGTGGCTCAGATGGCTTGCGGTTGCGATCAGCCTTTGGCGTGTCGTCAACAACTTCAATATCAAGCTCTTCTTCCTGCTTTGTATCTGATGTCTCAGATTCGACAGAAGTATCTGCGTAGTCGTCCGCGTTCTTTTTACCAGATATGTCAATTTCAACTGCACCGGAATCCTCCACTTCTACGTCAAGGGTTTCACCTTCTTCATCTGGAAACGAAAATTCAACTTTTTGAAACGGCATGGTTTACTCCTTATGCTCTTTGAATGCCACGGGGGTCGGCTACAACGGCTTCAATAGAGTCATCGTTCATTAAACGATACTCAGAGCCTTCAACGGTAAATCTAGTCCCTGTGTTAGCGCGGAACATTACGTAGTCCCCTTGCTTACACCACGGCCCATTAGGAAACCTATCTGGATCACTGTAGGCTTGTGCGCCCATATCTAGTACAAGTCCTATAATAGACATGACCTGCTCGTGATTCTTAGTGGTTACTGACTTTAGTAGGTCAGTGCCCTCAAAGGCTTCTTCTACTACCGGCATAGCGATCAACACCCTATAGCCCACGGGGGTGGGTAGTTGTGCTTCAAATTCATCTTCGTTGGCTTCAACTGCATCTACAGCTTCACTCATCTTCGTACTCCAAATTTCGCGAGAGGTCTTCTACGTATCCCAGACAGGCTTCGAGACCTCGAATCAAACCTGTGGTTTCTTTGTACATGGCAAAGTCTTTAGCTCCACCACCACTTAGAAATTGTAGTGCAGAGGATTTATCTTCCTCGATTTTTTTCTTTAGCACGTCTAAGACGGTTGTTGCCATTATTGGCCTCTAGGTTTATTAGAATCTTTTATGGTTTTGAGTAGGTCAAGATCCAGCTTGGTGGTGTCTTTCCTACGATCTGCGGCAAGCTTTGCGCCCGCCTTCTGAGCGTCTATCTGTAGCTCTTGCTGTTTAATCTGCAACTCAGCCTGACTTATCTGCGCGTCTTGCATATTGCCTTGGGCTTTTAACTGTAGCTCCTGCTGCTTGATCTGCATGTCTGCTTGGTCTTTCTGAGTCTTGCGCTGTAGCTCCTGCTGCTTGATCTGCATGTCTGCTTGCTGCATCTGCATGACTGGATCTTGCGCCTTTTGCTGCGCTTGTTTTTGCGCCTGTTCTTTCTGATGTTGTTGATTAAGTTCGGCGGCGGCTCTCGCTATTACTCTCGATAACTCTACTTCTACCTCTTCCGGTAACTCTTTACCCGGCGCTGGGAGGGCCACACCTAGTTTCTCTTCAACCTGTTTGCGGTATAAGAACCCTGTGTGCTCTGCTATGTGCGCTTGTAGCGCAGCCATGATTTGCTTCGCTTGGGGGTTCTGCCCAATACTCTGCATGATTATGGGGTCTTGTATGAACGCTTGGTGCGTGGCTATGTGCGCTGCATGGTCTTGATATATAAACGCTTTTAGCGGTTTGTTAGTCAACACAGCCATGTTCTCACTTACTGGGTCAACTGGGGCTATATCAGTCTCTACTGGGATAAGTTTATCGGCATTCTTAACGCCCAATACTTCTATCATCTGCCTATGTAGCTGCGGTAGGTTGTATATCTGTGGAGCCTGTTGCGACATCTGCAACACCGCTTGGTACTGTACAACGCGCTGGGCCATTGTAGAGCTATTAGGATCACTGACAGGAATTACATCCACCATCTCGTAATCAGATTTACGGGCTGTCTGTTCCCCACGGAGCGGCTCATACGAGTACTCTGCTGGGGCGTACTCTGACATGATGGCTTTAAGGAGTTTAAATTCCTGCTTCATAGCGTAGTGGACACGGGCCTGTACAGCAGCCATAGGCTTCAACGTACGCTCTAATAGCGCCAACGTAGTACCCACAGGGGCATTGGCTGACATGTCAGAGATGTTCATGTCACTGATAGCGCCTAAACGACGGCCTTCAGTTGTGATCTGGTTAAGTAGTGCCAGTAGGGTTTGACTAGGCTCTTTATATGGGAGGGGCATGATGTTGTCGCGGATACTGCCTGATGGCACGTCCACGTCTTTCCACTCACCCGGCTCAATCGGGGTGTCATCACCCTTAATACGTAGTCCACGGGCCTTTAGACCGCCCGGTAGGTTGGATAGGGTACCAGCATCCACCAGCTGCCGTATAATAGACGTACCCGCTTTAGCGTACCCACCAATAATGTGAATCAAACCAAGCCCGTAGAACCCAAATCCGGGTACATAAACGTAGTGTACGAAGTGCTGACGCTTTAACATCAACTCATCTTCTTCGTCCCAGTTACGGCGGATAGCAAGGATCTCCTGCGTACCTCGCTCAATAGTCACAACATAAGGCTTGGCTATCTGCTGCTCTTCGTCCCCGTCTTCTTCATCCACACCTTCAATAACCAGATCCGCGTGTACCTCGTACACAGCATAGCGGTTGTCGTCAGTAATAGAGTACCCACCTTCTTCAGCTTTACGCTCTTCG